TCAGCTGTACTGATCTTTCTGCACAGCATATTAGACAGCATTTGCATTGAAACCTTGTCAGCAGCTACTAATTTTCTGAAAACAGCTCCTGCAAAAGCCGGATTAGCAACTATTGAGCAATCATAAAATGTATTTTCAAAACAAATTTCGCATGCTTTCCTATAAACTCCATCAGCACATCTAATCATCTGATTCTTTTGATTCTTAACGTGATTGCAATACTCTTTCTCGTCATGTGCTACGTTTCCGCAAATAGAACAAATTGTGTACTTTGTCGTACATCCCATAGAAACTGCATTTGCCAGCCCTGTCTCTATATTATGCACCAAATCTGCATGTCGTTTATCTACGCAGAACAACAAGTCAACTAAAATAGTGTCGCCCATATCACGAGCAATGGCATCTAGAACTCGACCTTTTGCATGCTCCGGACTTTGATCGTGCTCAACGTAAACGATTCCGTTGTCAACAAATGTTCGATAGTCTTTAAGTAACACATCTCGAGTCCATGCATCACCATTAGTATTGATATACTTTTGTGTTGCCTTAGTAATATAATAGTCTGACTCTGGCTCTAGATCAATAGATGCCATAATAGTCGTATGTATATAGATATACTTGTCAATATCTATTTGGCATACTACTTTTTGTACATTGTCAGGTTCCATATTCTTATGGATAATAATGCCTTCGGCAGTTGATGTCTTATTAACAACATCTGACCAATCACTAGCAGTCTTAATTCTATCAGCACCAGTTATAGCAAAAACTGCTCCATGTTTCATAAACATGTGCTTGACTCCCGGTTAAATTTTCGAAACTATGTATAATATATTGAAGAAGATAAAACCATTATTCAGCGTTATTGACATCGCGCTTAAATTTTAACAGCGCTGCATGAACATGCTTGCATGTTAGATATTTGTACTCTGGATCCCTAACAACAGGATCACTTAAATCTGAACGTTGTCGCTCACTGCATCCATTAAGAGCAGCATTAAAGTCTGGACCATTCCATTTCCAAAAATTGCATGTACAACTAATAAATGTATCTCTATCTTTGATTTTTCTCAACTTGTCATATTGCGCTTGTGTTAATTGACTACGAATTCGTGGTTGTATCTTTTTGAATTTAATTCTTACTGTGTAATCACCTACATTATAGACCCATGTATTATTACTAGATCTAACGAACAATGGACTGTACTCTTTAGCCTTACTTTTGATTTCAGCAGGCGCTCGACTTATTAATTCTGCTATAGTCATTGCTAGTTTTATCATGTCATCGTGCCTTTAATGTCTTCAAATATTTCATTTACGATTTCTCTAAATGCTTTTCTTACACTTTGCTCATTTTGTGCAAATACTTCACGCGACTTACTAGCGACATTATCACTCGCTGTATTTTGAGCAATTTTCCTATTAGCAGAAGATATTATTTCAATCTTTTGAACTAACTTTGATGCTCGCTTATTAACATCATCACTAAATACTTCTTTTATGACCTGTGATGACTTAAATATAGACTCTTTCGGATTCACTAATGAATGATACATTCCTGCATAAACTCTATTCACTATTTTTGATGCTAGATGCTGCAAACTATTATCTTTTGTCTTGTTTATTAACTTATAATAGTTACTAGCTATATCATTTTCAGCTGTTCTAACAAGTCTCCTAGTATGTTCATCAACACCTTGCTTAGATAAATGTAGTGACATTTGTTGTTGATCACTATTAACAGAACCATTCTTCTCTTTCATTAATGCGACTTTTTCTTGTGACTGAAGCGGAGAATTCTCATCGTATGAATAACCCAACTCACTAATACTAGTTTTTGGTATATCCAATTGCTGTTCTTTAGATTCATCTGGTTCTTCTGCAATTGCAAATCTTCGATTCAGGATTTGAGATGCCCTTAGAATATTCGGCATCTTTTTACGCTTCAAATCTTCTCTTGGCGGTTTCAATTTGTCACTATCTATATTAGTAACTTCTAAATTGTCTTTAGCTGTTTCAATATTAGCATTAGATGTGCTTAGATCACGATTGTGTTCACGTTCATCTCTAGATTCAGCGACTTTAGGTATGTCATGTTCTTCAGTTATCATTTTCGGTTTGATACTTAATCCACCGTCTTTAGTATATTCAATGTCGAAATCTTTTCCAAACTTAGTAATCTGTGATTTACCGGAAGCAAACATTCCCATTCCGCCGCCGCCCTGATCTTCAAGTTCAAGACCATAAGCTTCAGCGTATACTTTTGCAACTGCAGGTCCTAATGACCGTCCAACTTCCATCATTATTGACCGTCTTAATTCGTTATAGACGGGATCCATCACTGTATCTTCATTTTGCTTCAATCTTTCAGCAATAGAATCTGAATTCAAACCAAAATATTCTAACCACGTCCCTATATCGACTTTTCCTTCAGTAACAGCCTGCCCAAGCATCTGCTTATGTTGCGTGTCGTCAGTTAGATTCAGTCTATTCCATCTAACTTTAGGATATAGATAGACTTCTTTCTTTTCTTTCTTAACAGTTCCAGGTTCGTATTCAATATAACCAGAATTTCGTGCAATTGGTAAGAACAAACTCTTCTCAATATAAGATTCAAGCTGCTCTCTAAATATTGCGTATCGCTGATTAAGAATTTCAAGTACAGTTTGTCCTGCAGCAAAATTTCCTTCACCAAGCAAAACATTCTTGTTTATCATCAAGCCAACTAGTAAGTCTTCAGTTATCCATTCTCTTTCAGTTGCCAATTGCATTAATCCACTGCTTGTACCAACAAGTTCCCAATGTAATTCATAGTTGGTTATGATTGCAGAGTCAGGATTCATCATTGCATCTTCAACCTGCTCGCGTATTTCATTAACGTCTGCTCTACTTGCATATTCTGCATGAATCAAGTGCTTTGGCGTCAAATGTCTAGTTGCAATAGCATCTTGTGACTGCCTCAATCTATCTTTGTAAACCAATGTCTTGAAATTTCGCTCAATAATTGACGTTCCCCAGTCAGAATAATCTGCTATTTTTCTAGCCAAATGAGCAACATGTGATCCTTCATTGGGATCAGCTGATAATGGAATTTCTTTACCGTTATTCACATATTCAATGACTTCATCAGATAACGTCTGATAGAGTTCACCTGTCTTTTCATCTTCTGGTCCAGCATGAACAATGTGTCGTAATCTATCATCAGGAACTAAATATACTTTCATGGCATTTGTTAATGATAGCTTCTCAATATGAACATAGTCAGGATTAAGACATGTTAGTCTTGTCCATCTAGTACCGCTACCATCCATTTGAGCCCACGGAAACACATTACCCAGTTTGTAATATTCAACACCTATCATCAACAATTTATTGAATAAATCAATACCAGTATTGCCGATCATGTCAACATAATGTTCAAGAATCCGATTTGCTTGTTTCTTATTGACCATCTTCGGCAAATCTAATCGAATCTTAGACAATGGTAATTCTGCATGCATGTCAACTGCTGTTGCTACCAATGCATCATATTTGTAGAAGTAGTTGCACCAGCTATTTATTTCCATCCTATCTTTTGGCAGTATTAACGATGACGGTTCAAAATCAGGATGGTAAAACAATGGCACACCTTGCTTGACGTCTGCAGCAGCTGTCTTAGCAAAATGATTGACAATCTTCATTGCTTTAGTGTTGTGTTTTCTTAGCGGTCCTTGATATGTCTCAGATTGTAATGATGGCTGTGACTCCTTAATGGCACTATTCTTGACAACTCGTGCAGGCCGACCAAGTGATGACACAGTCTTTGGTGCAGCAGCGGCTTTCACAAGTCTAATTCGTGGAATTTTATTCATCATACGTCCTTACATGGTGTCGACAGTGCCATTCAAGTCAACGATCTTGTTGAGACCTAATTGATCGTTTAACTTCTGCATTTCATTCAGCAATTTTTGTTGCATCTCATCTTTTTTGCTACTAACGTCTTTCTTTATGTCTTTTAATTCTTTCATTACATCACCATCATTTGAACCTGTATCTTCACTGTCTTCATCACCAGTGCTATCTTCTTTAGTACTATCATCTTCTTTTGCATCGGTATCTTGCTCGCTATCAGCACTTTCGTCATCTAAACTATCAGCTTCGCCAGCTGCATCTTTTTTACTATCTTCAGGAGCAGAACTGCTTTCTAATTCGTTAAGCTCCTTTTCAATAGCACTTAACTCTTCTGGAGTCTTTGCATTTTCAATACGTTTCTCTAAATCTTTCAACTTGTCATCTTGCGCTGTCTTTGCAATTTCATGACTTTCTTTTGAAATTAGATCGTCTAACCAATCTGGAGATTGATTTTGTCTCATTTTTCTTCTCCTCGGCTAATTTTTCAAGATTCTGTGCAACTATTAGTCCATGTATTTGTATGCTACAATCATTAACTAATGACTGTAATTCATATTTCAAATCCTCAGTGCCTTGTATTAGACTTGAAATAGCTTGTCGTAATCTATTTTTACGATACGTTATCTCAATGGGCAATTCATTTGCAAAACTACTTGCAACTAACAATTGCGCTAAAAATGATTCAGCTGTTACAGGCAGATCACTTAATGTTTTACTAGCTTTTCGTCTATGCTCCTGATACAATTTAACTTTTTCATGATAATTCATCGACGTATCCCTAGTCGTCTAGCTAACATCAACTTATCCATTGACGACATTGAACTAACTGATGCATATGATCTTCTGCCACTTAAATTAATGCCTGCTGATTGAGCATGACTAGCAACTGAAACAGAAATAGATGATATACTAGCTGATGATTTTTCCATTTCATTTTCTAGTGCTATTGATACTGCGTTCGCTAATACGTCTGCTAAGTCGTCAGTTGTTACATCGCCAGTCTTCGGTGCTTCAACCACAAACTGCTTTTTTCCAACCTTTTTCTCTTGTAAATACACTAATTCTTTTATTCCATCTTCATTATGCAAAAGAGCTAGTCGCTTATCATATATAATAGACCGCAAATTCTTATAGATTTTCATATTATATTGACGTGAAAAATGCGTCTTAATAGCATCAATACCAGCCTTTATGAACTTCTGTATTGATGCAGCTGATTCAAATTGGTCATACACGATCTTATCAACTCTGAACCTCTTAGTCAAATCCATAACATAATTGTCAATCAACTCAATATCTATAAAGTCATACTCTGAAAATTCAGGGTCATTGATCGACCACTTTCTCCACTTGTCAACTACAACTATCAATCTATTATGCTCATCGCGCTCACAATGAACCATTGCCAATGAATATCCATTTTCTTGAACAGCAGGGTCAAGAGCTATATAATATCTGTGACGACCTGTCGCATATTCTGTTTCTTGTCTATAAACAGGTGCTTTTTTAGACTCGTTATTCTCATCAACATAATCTGTATACCCTAAAACACTAACGCACTCATGTATCTTTTCTGGGAACTTAAAGAATCCTGTAATCGTTGTTGAGAATTGCGCACCATATTCTGTCCAGAATGATTCAGTATCTTTCTTGTATCTATTCTTGAGAAAGTCATCTTCAATCTTGGGATTCATTTCCCAAGTTGGCAATTGCAACATTCTCATACTCTTGTCTTCAAACGAACTACAATAGAGTTCGTAAAATACACCACTCTTAGTATACGGACTTGATATACATATAATCTTACTATCTTTTCCGAATGTAGCTCCTGATGGCGTTAAGCCTTCATAAACTTTCTTGCCACCTCGGTTACCTTCATTATCTACAAAGTGCGCTAGCTCATCAAACAGCGCAACAATTACAGATCCACCGCGTGATCCTCTTGCAGAACAAAGTAATGATTCAATTCGTATAGTTGATCGCTTCTTTAATGGTTGTCCATACCTCTTCTTCTCATCATTCATCTTCTTAAGATCGTGCTTAGTCCTCAAATTTATCTCAGAATCATTGAAGCTAGCTATATACGGCAAGAACCACTCAGAATTGAATATTCTGTTTTGAATCTGTGTTGCAAGTTCTAATGCTTGATCTCCGCTAGATGCTATGTTTACAATCTTAATGACTTCATCTTCAGCCATTGAATAGTAAGCTTGCGGATTGTCTTTAATGATTAACTTATATGACTCATATGCTGAAATGATTGATGCTAGAAATGTTTTTCCACCTCTTCTGCCGCAAGCCAAAAGTAATTCACTAGCAGCGCAGTTCAGTAAATCGTCAATTAATGTTAAGTTGCATCTTCTCTGATTTATCAAAAATAACACATATTCTTTTTCAGTTAGAAGCTTGAAATTACTAGTCTGAGGAAATGACTTTAACTTGATACACTTTTCTTGATCATCTAACGGTAACCCATAAAAAAACTTCAATATGAATCGTTGCGGCGGTTGCAGTGTCTTAATGTTTAGATAATACGGTGATTGAACAAACGTCAATATATCTACTAACTCATCCTCTTTAATGATAGATGTGATGAACTCATTAAAGATTTCTTCAAAAGAAGATGCAGTGTTTGATTCTTTTGATTCAATCTGTACTAATTTCGGTTTAATTGTAGCCATATTAATTCAAATACTGCTTTGCTGCATCTCTATGAAAACAATCTTTACCACAACTACATACGATCTGGTTTGCAAACTTCTTTACTACAAACTTGTCATCCATCAATATCGAATCTTTAGAAATCTTTACAACACTATCTGGTACATAAGCAAATCTAAGATGCTTATTATACGACTTGATTATTCTTAGAATTGATGATGAATGCCTTAATCGCTGTATGTCTTTATTCTGTCGCAATCTAGCTTCTGCTCTATCTATTTCGCGCGTAACTGTCGATCTCGGCATGCCCAATATCTCAGAAATTTGTCGAGGATTTAATTGTTCACCTTCAAAGTATCCTTCGGGCAATTCACTTTGCGGCATATAACCAAACTTTAGTTTCAAAACCTTTTCTTTTGTTTCATCTCCAATAGACTCTATACTTTTCAATATCGTCTCTCTTAAGTCCTTTTGTATTTGCTCTTCTTCAGGCGTTGGCAATATTTCTGCTGCACCTTGCTCTACCTTTGAAGGTCCTAATACTTCATGTACATCTCTACCCTCACTACCACCGCCTTCATCAATCTTTTCTTCCAAACTTATTACACCGCTTTGTAACAATGCAGAAATTTCAGCTGCATCTGTAGTAACGTTTTCTTTCTTATTAATTTCTCTAGCCATTTGATCATAATCTTGTGGTGCGTCGCCGTGTTCTTGATGATAATTGTTCACATATCGTTGTATAGCTCTAAGTTTCTCGCGCTCTTTTGAATCCATTGATATAGAAGATCTGTAAATGTCTCGGGCTTTTGCTTTTAGTTGCTGATACAAAGTAGTATTTATGTAACTAACTATTCCTTGATTGTCTGGCTGGGCATTTGTAAGCGCTCTAAAAAATATCTGTGACGCTTGCTGTTTAATATCTTCCATGTCTTGTCTTGTAGTATGATATTTGCGAGACCCAATTACTTTTGAAATTGTGTTAGCTATTGTTGGAAAGAAATTGTTGTACAGTCGTATAAATGATTGATCAGATTTTCTAGATGCAGCTTTTAGCTGTGTCTGTTCAGCATCTGTCAAATCTTTTGTATTAGATTTATCTGTTAATTGGTTAATGATTTGATATGCTGTCTGAAAGTCTTTTATTTCAGCTTGAATTTGCGGAATCGGCATGAACTCGTTTTTTGTAGCTTTTTGTGGTGCATATTTTGCCTGTTCATGAGGCGGTAATGATCGAATCTTTACTCGAGTTTGTTTACCGCCAGGAGTAGTATGCATCACATATTGGTCGCGCCAATCAGCTGCATGCTTGGTCATTTCGTGTCGTAAAACACTAGCTAACTTTGATGAAATCAAAATCTTGAACATTTTCTATCCTTTCAGAGCGTGATCTAGCTCTTGCTTTTTTGTCACTCCTGCTTCAGCTTTTGCTTTACTAATTGCACTATATGCTTCACTTTGTCTATTCAATAAGCCAGCGATGCGTTGACTTTCTTTTTGTTTCAATTCTGGTTCCGAAACTATACCAAACTGTTCTTTGTTTCGCTTGTTTTTACGTTCTTCAATTGCTGCCCATCGTCGTTCAGCATCTGCTCCAATAACTGTATCAATTGAAGAATTCGTACTGCCTTTGACAACAAATGCAGTAGCAGACATTAATTTCTCAGATTCAGCACCACATGCTGGACAATTTGACTTAAAATCATCAACTGATTTCATTTCCTCAAATTCAAGACTGCAGCTCTTACATACGAATTCATAAATAGGCATATGCATCTCCCTTCATTTTATTAATTTGTACGCTTTACACCGACAATTTTTTCATAAAAATCATCTAGTTCTTTGCGCAAGAAATCCTTTTCTTTCTGCTGATCTTGACTCCATCGAATTGCACGAGAATAAACATCAAAACAGAGGTCTAAAAATTTAGGCCTTAATGACAGTACTGACAACTTAACTTCATCTCTAGATATTAACATCTTACTACTAATATACCAAATGTCCATAAACTCACTAGCTGTTTGATACAGATATTCGAATTTCTCATTAACAAACACTTTGAACTCTGTATCAGTCAAACTATCAAAAACGTCCTCAGAAATAGACTGTTTTATAAACCCTTTAACATCTTCTCGCAACATCGACTCGACCAACCGATGATAAGTAATGTAATCTTCATGTGCAGTAATTGATGTCAAATCTTTAACCTTACTCTTAAGCATCTTTGAATAATTGTCTAACAACATTGACTTAACAGTCGTAATCTTCTCTTCTACATACGACATTTGTCTCTCTACACGACTGATATAATCGATATAACACAACTTTGTCACGATCTCTGATGTCTTTGAAACTATGTGACAAAAATCAATATTATGTATACATGTTGCATGCGCTGGTAACTGCCCTTCTTCTATCTCATTATCAGATCTTTTCTTAAATGAAATACTATTAGCTCCAATCTTTATTGTCGGCTTAGTTATCAGTATGATGATCATTAACACAATTGCAACAACTGTGAACATAGCTGTAACTTGTATAGGCCCGAGATGAGCAAAAAATCCCCACATTGTTGTTATGTCAGTAGCTGCTGAGTCACTCATTGTCAACTCCTTAAACGTAAATTCTTAACTTCGTACGACCCTTATACCTAACTTGAAAACAATCAGTACAAACTATCTCACCATACGCAACCTCAATAATCTCTTTTGATTTCTTGTCAACTAACTCTATTACAATACGAATCATTGCATCTTTTATCTCTTTGCAGTCGGGACATCTGAGACCGGTTTTTGCATACATAACAGTTCATCTCCTTGAATATGATGACATATTAAATGCACAAAATATCAAAAGATGTAAACAGCAGTTAGATTACTGTAATTAGAATTGTAGAAAAGCAATGCAGATTTGAATTATTTTGTAGCAGTCCAACGAAGTCCTTCTGGCAGAATAGAGTCTGGCACGAAACCTAAAGATCGATAAAAACCATATTGATGAACCGGTTCCATATCATAACCACCCGGTGTAACGACAAGATTTGAAGCATGAGTTTGCAGCGTCTTAACTAAAAGCGTCCCAATGTGCTGACGACGATACTTAGCATGCACAAAAACTCTAGAAATCCACCATTCATTACCAATTAAATCAGCTGATGCAGTTGATGATACACACAGTTCGTGCTGAATATACGCAGTTATGCTAGTTTCAGATTTAGATAGTCTTACTTCAGGCTGCATCTTCATCTTCTTTTGTAGTAATGGTTGCTTTTATATTCAGTCTGTGCGTTGTCTTACGACATTGCGAAACTTTGAACAGCTGTGCTTTCTTTGTCTTCTTTTTGTATGATTTTCTTATTATACGTCTGTGTCTTATTGGTAATTTTATGTTAAGAATTTTATTATTTTTTGGATTAATGTGTGGTTTAATTAGATTCATCAGATTTCTTCGTCTTTTTATATTTATCTTTTTTAGATTTGAATTCAAATGGTTCACCATTCATATTAAACATTCTTCTACATTTAGGAAATGATTCACAACCGCAAAATTCTTTTCCTGATTTATGACCTGTACGAATTACAATTTTAGATCCACACCTGTCACATTTCACACCCTCAAGATATCGTTTCTCTTTTACTTCCTTGACAATAGGTTCACCCTCAGGTCCAATCTTGAATGTCGCTGAACACTTATTTTCCTTGTCACGAAATCCATCGCAACCATAAAAAGACCCAAACCTACTAAATCTTTTCACCAACTTAAACTTGTTACACGTAGGACATGTAATGTCTGTAGTTCCTTGATTTTTGACACCTTTAGATTCTTTAGCTGCATCAAGTCGTTTCTTCAACTCTGTATAAAATCCTCCAACAACATCATACCAAACTTTTGTAGCATCAGCAACATCGTCTAATTGATCTTCAATACGAGCTGTAAAATTCATACTCATCAATTCAGGAAATGCTCCCACTAAATACTCACCAACTTTCTTTCCCAATTCTGTGGGTATAAATGCTTTGCCTTTTTTCTCAACATATTGTCTCTTCATCAATGTATCAATGATTGTGGCATACGTAGATGGTCGGCCAATACCCTCTTCTTCAAGTTTCTTGACCACAGATGCAGTATTGTACATTGCCGGTGGCTTTGTAAAGTGCTGTTCTCCCTTTACATCCTTCAATATGACATTTTCATCCTTGACAATTGAAGGTAACAACTCTTCTTTTGAAGTTGAATACGGCCAACATTTCAAGAATCCATCAAATACCAGTACTTGACCATTTGCAACAAATACATGTTTGTCATCACTTGATGCAATTTCAATCTTAGTCACATCAAATTCTGCGTCTGTCATTTGACATGAAACAAACTTGTAGTAAATTGCTTCATATAGTTTGTATTCATCTTCATCCAAACTTCTTCGTACTTCACTTAATGGCAATTCCAAATGAGTTGGTCGTATACCTTCATGAGCTTCCTGCGCATTCTTATTCTTTGACTTGTAAACTATCGGTTGACTTGGTAAGTACTTACCACCAAATGATGTCTTGATAAAGTCACGTAGACCTGTCAAAGCTTCTTCACTAACTACGACAGTGTCAGTTCTATGATATGTTATCAATCCCATTCGTTCGTGTTCACCAATTGCAAACCCTTCGTAAAGAGATTGCGCAACTTTCATCGTCTTTTTACCATCCCAACTGAAGGTCGAAGAACAAAACTGCTGTAATGACGAAGTATTGAATACTGGTTGTGGCGCTCGTGTCTTTCTAGATTTGGAGATTGACTTCACAGACCAGGTCTTAATCTTGCCTATGGATTCCAATACTACTTTGACTTGATCTTCTGAGATTAACTTCTCGTCACTCTTATACGAAGTCTTGAACTCTTCGCTTTTACTCGTAGAAAACAGTCCAGCTATGTCCCAATATTCTTCGGGTTTGAATGCGTCAATTTCTTTCTGACGTTCTACGATAAGCATTAACCCAATAGATTGTACTCGACCAGCTGATGTACCATTACAAACTTTTCTCCACAATATCGGTGACACTTTGAATCCAACAAGCATATCAAGCACAGATCGTGCTTTCTGCGCATTATACATGTTTTCATCTAGTTTACTTGGATTTTTTATCGCAGCTAAAATAGCAGACTTTGTAATTTCTTGAAATCGCACACGCTTTACAATACATCGTTTATCAAGAATAAATTTAACAATATGCATACCTATTGCAACACCTTCTCTGTCATCATCAGTTGCTATATAGACTTCATCACACTTTTTTGACAGCGCTTTTATCTCGCTAATTACTGCTTTCTTTTTAACAATAGGAACATAGCGAGGCTCAAAATTGTTCTCAATGTCAATAGCATCATCTTTTGGATCAATATGAAAACAATGTCCGACACTCGCATGCACAGTAAAGTCACTTCCCAAAAATCCTTGTATCGTTTTAACTTTCCCTGGGCTCTCAACAATAAATAGCTTCATACTCTACCTTTCAATTTAATCTTGTACAAAAAGGCATTCGACTAATAAAAGACCCTGACCCTTCTTTAGCAATCGACCATATTTCAAATACTCGTTTAATTACATCAACAGACACATTGTATTTCTCTCGTAAACGTCGTAATGCAAACTTGATGCGTGTACTTTTATGACCTGATATACTTTGAAATTCTTCATTAAAAGACGCTAAAACATGCTGTTTATCGTTATTTTTCAAAAACAGATCAATTTGTCGTTGTTTGTTGTCAGCGCTTATGACGTAATCAGTAAAATTGATATTTTGCTGTTTATAAAAGTTCCATATTCCTTGAGCTTTTAGATCCGCTTGCGTTATGATTAAAAATTCATGTTTTGCATATACATGTTTAATAACATCCATTTTTATTTTATCACGAGCTTTATATCTGCCTTTTATTTCAATGTATCTATTAAGTGAAGGTAAATAAAAATCTGGATAATACAAATGTTGCTTACCATTTAGTTCATATAATAATGGGTCAATTTCTTTTTGACTTTTAAACGTAACATTGTTGGCAGTTAACCAAATAGCATATCTTAATTCCCATGTTCCTTGAAAATATCTACCATTAAACAAATACCACTGACATCTACTTTTCAACAAATAACATTGCGGATTGCGGATTTCAAATCCTGCACATGTCAGCATCTCTCTAATATCAATTTTCTTTAATTGATGTAACTTGCCATATTGACAAACCAACGCTCGTAATGCTACTCCATTTTTATAATCACTTACTATACTTTTACCATAATTTGTACTTAATCTAAAAACAGTAAGATCATGTCTATAATTAACAAAACTCATACTATGACTTGTTCTAACATGTTGCGAAAGACTTGTTCTCGCAAATGTTTGATTGCAAATAAAACAAGTACATTGTTCTGATTTAATTTTTCTAACAGATATATTCGCGTAATTTAAGACACGCTTGACAATCTTTAGTCTAATGTTAAGTTTAATAGCCGTCGGCTTTGCCGCACCAGTAAGTCTAAATTCATCTATAATTCTTTTGCCTGTTTCTGAATTAGCAATGTCTTCAATCATTTTGTCATAATACAATTTATAATCTATACCATGCAATCTTGTATAATGACTTGGTAACCCTTGATCACTAAACTCTTCTTGACAAATTTTACATTTTATATTCATTAATGACAACCAACAAAAAATACACCATCATCAACTACAATACGTATTGGTTCTCGCAAACTATCCATTGCTTCAATCCAAAAAGGCACAACATCATCCGATTCAAAACTTTTGGGAACAAAAACCACCCAATCTTCATCTCCTCCCTGAGACGTCAACTTCTGAATCTCATTCGGCGCTTTTTTGAACGGCCACACTGAAATCCGATCATTCATTTTTTTCATCATCAACAACCGTTTCTTTTGTATCGTCTTCACCATCATCATTTGCAAACTCACTATCATCATCTTTATCTTCAATCACTTCGCTCATATCAGTTTCAGCATCTTGTACCTTATCAAACTTAATGTCTTCATCAATAACTCCAAGGAATGCAACAGCGGCTACACAGTCATTACTTTGCACATTTTGAATTCGACTACCTTGAGTATTTCGGCCCAATTTTCTAATTTGCTTTGATCGCAACCGGATCAAAATACCCTTAGCTGTGATAATGATGAACTGTTCTTTTTCGTCCTTTGCAATTCCGGCAGATACAATTTTGCCAGTAGTAGTACTTATGTCCATACAAATAACTCCGCGTCCACCTCTTTTCTGGACTCGGAATTTTCTCAATATAGTCTTCTTGGAATATCCCTTTTCAGTAACCATCATAATGAACTGTTCTTCGTGTTTAGCACTATCAAACACATTCATTGAGATGATGTAATTGTTCTCTTGTAACTTAATTGACCGAACACCAGAACTACTCTTTCCTGATGTACGAATAGCTTTTTCTTCAAACCTTATTGCTATGCCGTCTCTAGTAACCATTAAGACATGCATATCTTGTCTATCAATGAATGCGACATCAACCAATGAATCACCTTCATCAAGTCCCATTACTCTAGTACCCGATGATCTTGGTCGACGCAACTTCTCAGACTTCAGCTTCTTAATTTGACCCTTTTTACTAACCATCAAAAATGCTTTACCATCAAGATTAGTAATTGGTATCACTCTTACAACTTTTTCACCCTCATTCATTCCAATCACATTGAGAATTGAACTACCAGAAGCTGTTCGTCCCAATGACGGAATATCATACACATTCATCTTGTAACAATTGCCATTGTTCGTAAAGACTAACGTAGCATCTCGAGTAGACAACTGGAAGATACTTTCAACGTAATCTCCGTCCTTAACATCAACTCCTATTAGTCCTTTACCTTTGATGTTTTGAGTCCTATACTCCGTAATCGGAGTACGTTTTACTGAACCATTATGAGTAACTGTAACTATCACTTCATCTTCCTGAACTTCTTCAATCTCTTTAATCTCTATATTTCCATCGCCATCTTCTGGTCTTGTCTTGATAATCTTAGTGCGACGTTCATCGCCATACTTGTCTCTAATTTCAATGAGTTCAGTCTTTATGGTTTGCAACACGAGTTCTTCAGAGTCTAAGAGTTGTCGCAATTGAGTAATCTTTGCTACAAGTTCATTTCGTTCAGTGGTAATTTGATCACGTTCAAATTGTGCAAGACGTTGAACTCTCAATTCCAAAATGGCTTTGATTTGTTCATCTGTTAGTTTGTACTTACGAAGTCGCTTGTAAGTTTCTTCACTTGATTTTGAAGACTTAACATCTTGAATGACTACGTCCAAATTATCAAATGCGATCAAAAATCCCTGTAGAATATGATCTCGTTTTTCTGCACTTCTAAGATCAAATTCTGCTCGTCTAATAACAACACTTTTACGATGATCTACAAAGTGCCAAAATACTTCTTTCAGTCCAACTAATTTAGGACTGTTATTAATCAATGCTCTCATCAATATTGAATGCTTTGTCTGCATTTCAGTTCTACGATACAATGTGTTCAAAACCATCTTAGCTTTGACGCCTTTACGTAACTCAATGACTATTCGGGTCCCGGTCCTATCAGACTCATCTCGAATATCGGTAATACCATCAATACCTTCAAGCTTCGTCTCCTTATCCTGATACAACTGAGCAATTCGAGCAATCAATTTTGATCGATCTACATGATACGGTAATTCTGTTACAATAATCCGTTGTCTTTTATTAGTCTCTTCAATTTCTGCTTTTGCGCGAAGAACAACAGATCCTCGACCAGTCTCATATATGTTTTCAACATTTGAATCAAACATATACGCAGCCGACGGAAAATCAGGACCCTTAATGTACTTTACTAATTCAGCAACAGTAACATCTTCATTGTCAATGAAAACCAATAATGCGTTAACGACTTCTGTCAAATTATGGGGCGGCGCAGATGTAGCCATACCAACAGCAATGCCTATCGATCCATTCAATAAGAATAACGGAAGTCGTGTTGGCAATACTTTAGGTTCTTGTAATGTACCATCAAAATTGGGTTTGAAATCAACAGTTTCTTTGTCAAGATCAGCTACGACTTCTTGCGTAATCTCAGCCATTTTCATTTCAGTGTATCGCATTGCAGCTGGCGGGTCTTCTAGAGACCCAAAGTTGCCTTGACCGATAATTAACGGATATCTTGTTGTAAATGGTTGCGTGATCCGGACAGCCGTGCCATAAATTGCCCCGTCACCGTGAGGATGAAGTCTGCCCATAACGTCGCCAACAACTCTTGCAGATTTTCTTGTCGGCTTATTATGAGCCAATCCCATTTCATTCATGCTAAATAGTACGCGTCGAGCAACCGGCTTTAGCCCGTCACGAATATCTGGCAATGAGCGATCTTTGATGACACTCAAAGCATATGCCAAATACATCTTTGGCAATACTTCATGAGATTTGACATCAAATTGACCAATTTCTTGACCAATGTTTACCTGTTCTTCTTCCTGATCTTCTTCTCGATCTTCTATCTCATCAGCCATCATTTACTCCTTATGCATCGATTGCGTCTTCGTCTATCATTAAGGCATTCTGTACAATATACTCTCTTCGACTATCAACATCATTGCCCATCAATATAGTAAATATCTTATCTGTTTCAGCTTCATCTGTGACAATGACTTTAGCTAATCTTCTTGTAGCAGGATTCATTGTAGTTTCACCAAGTTGTTCAGGATTCATTTCTCCCAAACCCTTAAATCGAGTAATCACTGCTTTATCTGGATTCTTCACTGACTTCTTCCAAGCAGCTAGCGCTTCGTCATCTGCTAAATAAAAGTCATTGGTACCATACTTAACTTTATACAAAGGTGGCTGAGCAATATATACATGACCATTTATTAGCAATGGTTTCATAAATCTGAAAAATACTGTCAATAGTAAGGAAGAAATATGAGCACCATCGACATCTGCATCGCAATTGATAATAATCTTACCATAACGAAGTTTTGAAATGTCGCCTGTTTGAATATTTATACCTATCGCAGCAATCAGTACTTTTACTTCTTTATTTTCGAGTATCTCGGACAACTCACTCTTTTCGACGTTCAAAATTTTACCTTTTAATGGCAAAACTGCTTGAAAAATTCTGTTACGCCCCATCTTGGCAGACCCGGCTGCAGAATCTCCTTCGACCACAAAAACTTCGCAAATATCGACATTCTTACTTGAGCAATCAGCCAACTTGCCAGGCAAGATCGATGATGACAACACGTTCTTTCTTCGAACTGCATCACGAGCTTTCCTTGCTTCTTCCCTTGCTATGCAAGCTTGAGAAACCTTGCTGGCAATCAGCATCGCTACATCATCATTGCTTGAAAAATATGATGTGATTGCTTCAAGTACTTGACTGTAAACAATCTCTTTGATTTCAGGATTACCTAATGTAGATTTTGTCTGACCTTCAAACTCAGGATTCGGTAACTTAACCGAAATTATCGATGCCAATCCCTCTAATACATCACGAGGAGTAGGCCGAATTTCCAATCCCTTGAATAGCTTCTTCTTTTCAGAATACTTGACGATAGCTTCAAGCAAAGCTGACTTAAACCCAGATAGATGCGAACCACCGTCCCTAGTATTTACATTATTGGCAAACGAATAGATGACGTCTGAATATCCATTATTATACTGAAAAGCAATTTCTATCTTGACATCATAGTTACCAACTGTTTCATTCTTTATTTTGACAGTTTCGTCAAGATGAATGATTGGCCCAAGCGATTCTTTGTCTTTGTTCAAATCCTCAATGAACGCGACAATTCCACCATCAGAATAGAATTCAGCTCGTTCTTCTGTCCGCTCATCAATAACTTCAATTTTCACACCCTTATTTAGGTATGCCAATTCTTTCAAACGATCGTGTAAGATCTTGTATTGAAAATCAACAGTCTGGAAAATCGTATGGTCCGGTTTGAACTTGACTGTCGTACCTGTCGTGTCTGTAGCATCGCCTTTTACAAATTGAGTAGTTACCAGTCCTTTTTTGTAGGACTGTTGCCAGGAGAAACCTTCACGACAGATGATTAAATCGAGGTGATCAGATAGAAAATTAACGGCCGAAACACCGATACCATGTAGACCTGAAGATGTTTTGTAAGAAGTACTATTGAATTTGCCGCCAGAGCGCAATGAAGTCATCACCATTTCAGCCGCTGACTTGCCTGTTTCTTTCTTAATGCCAACCGGAATACCTCGACCATTATCGACAACAGTAATGAATCCATCTTTATGGATAGTACAGGTAATAGTATCACCAAAACCATTAGTAATTTCATCGATGCAATTGTCTACGACTTCATATACCAGATGATGAAGACCGAAAAGACCTGTGTCACCAATATACATCGCTGGTCGTAGTCTAACATGAGATCTGTCATCAAGCTGTTGAATCGAATTTTCGTCGTACTTATCTTTTTCTTTGGCCATCTTTGATCTCTCTCCATTTTCTATATGCTTCATCTAAATTCTTTGCACTTATTTCTTCGTGAATCGTATATTGCATTGGTCCAAGTATTCTATAGCAATGAGGACATCGAGGACCAAAATTCCAACTACGATTTCTACGAATTGTCTTTCCACTTGCACAATCGCAGTTAGTATGTACAACGACAAACTTCATAATACTATAGTCATGTAGACTGGCATAGAAAACATCTAAAACCTATCCACAGTCCTGGTATTCAACTAACCAATAGAATCTATCATTTACCGGTACAATCATGGAATTTATGTCAAACGACAAATCAATAGCTGTAGATAATTTTGCATTGACAATTTGATTTACTGGAGATCGCCGAGCGTTGTAACCGGCTTATGATGATCTTTGGCTTTTTGACCTTTGTGAGCGCTTTTCTTTGTCATAGAATTCTTGAATCTTGCATCAGCAGACGGCCAACCACCGCCCTTGAATACTACTCCTGTGCCGCCAGTAACAATACGTTGCATTGTTTGAGAACATTTGCTGCAAGTCACAACAGGATTTTCAGTCATTCCATGAATTTCTTCTTGTACATTACCACACTCACATCGATAATCATAAATCATTTGAATCTTCTCCCTCAATAGTTTGAGATACTTCTAAGTAATCTATCTCTATTCTTCAAAAAGACTTTGAATTCAATGTGTCTAACTTCACTACTAGTTTTAGAATTTTGCAAAATGTCAACCAAGTCATCAACTGACTCAGGCACATCTATTACTCCAATGCTAATCAATTCATCTTTTGCATCACTTGTATTAAGATGACTAACGGTCTTTTCAAGTACGTGAATACTTTTGTCAGTCAATCTAATTTTCTTACCATAGCACTCTGACTTTTTGCCTACTATGAATAGCCATTGATTGCCGCCGCCTTCACCTTTGCATATCTTTTTGTACAATTCAGATCGAATCTTTGACCAAAATCTATCTCTAAGCAATGATGGCACTTCATTATCCTCTTGATCAAATTCATTCATGTACATCCATGAATTATCCATTACAAATCTTTAGCCATTCAATCAGTTTACTCTTAACGATGTCAAAATCTGCAGTAACAAACTTATCTGTTTCTTTTCCTGTTTTCCATAATCCGCCTGTCATATTCAGCCGTATTGCATCCCATGCAATAACTGCATTAGCAAATTCACCAAGTATATACACTGGCGCAGCCTGCACTTTCAATATCTTAACTGCATCATCAACACCTTGTTCATCAGATATTGTCCAACCAAATTTAATGATGCCATTATTAGTAACATAGTTGACATGTTTAACAGCAAATTTTGCTTTCAACAATTGATTTACTTCATCAATTGATGCTGATAATGGCACTGTCTTAATGTACTTTTTGCGTTTTGATTTTTTCATTATAGTATTCAAGCATTAGAATATGACACTTTGGCACAGTTATTTTATGACCGTGAATGTCTACAACTGTAATAAACTTGCTAAAATGAAATATGCTAGTAAATTGTCGTTTACAACGATTGAATTGTTTGTCATCAACAATTATCGCAAATCCATTTATGAGTTGTATCACATGAGACATTTTTTAATGCTGTCTGCAATGCTATTTATGTAGCCCTGTCTCTCAGACTCTGGCATATATGTATAAATGTAACTCGGATGATGCGAATAGACTATAGGTACGTTTGGTTTTAACCGTTTGACTATTCCTTTTGCAACAGTACCAAATGTAACAATGACTTGCATTTTCTGTAACAATTCTATACGCATTGATAAAAATGGCAAACAATTCGCAACTTCATCAATTTGAGGTTTGCGATAATTCGGCGGACTACAGCAAACTACGTTAAAGTGCTGTATATCATTCCACGTCAAATTTGCTTTACTGTATATTTCAAAAAGTCTAGAGCCTATTAGCGCGATATTTTGAATTCTATCATCGTATATCTTATGAAAGTCTTCAAGCTTATCAATTAATCTTTCGCATTTATGAGGCTTGTATACTCCTGGTGCCTCACATATTGAACAAACTCTAGCATTAGCATAGTGCGTTGCGTCAAATCCAAGAACAGGACAATTGTGAGTTTTACTTTGTCTTAATTCAAACAGTTCTTGACATTTATTACAATTGAATATCTGCTGTTCAACTTCATTAACCTTTTGCTGCAATAAAGAAAATTTCATAGAAATATCGGATCAGTCACTCGCTTGTGCTTATTTAGATGTGCATTAATATGATCAAATCTGTCGCAATACTGACACATTTCGTATTTCTTATCACAGTTAAGAAACTGATCTACAACTGTCTTATATCGATCACTAGAGTAAATTTCTGATAACGTACTTTCATTAACATTGCCAATAACGAAATTTGTCTGTTGTTTGTCAATTGAAAATACTGGTTCATATGCATAGCAGCACGGAAACACATTGCCATCAGAAGCTATTAATGCAAATACTTGAGGAATGAAACATGAATGGTAGTTGCCAGTCACTCTATCATCAAAGTGAGAAAAAACGTTACTAAAGTTGCGAAGCCTAACACTGAGCAGCTCCTTGCTAAAGACGCTGCCAAAAATTGCTTTACCATCATCTGAATCTATTCGTTGCTGTCTATTTTCAAATTGCCTTAGTCGAGCAATTATTTCTCTTGATAACCAGAAAAATATTTCGACATCAATGTTGTTTTTGTCTAAAAACTCTGCTAATCCGTCTGTGAAATTGTGCTTATTATAGTCATGTATTGTGACGTTCAATCTAGTCTTGCACTTTGTCTTCTTATTCTCTTCTAATAAAGTCAACAGATTTCTTGTCCACTGATCAAGCATATCGACACCACGAGTTTCAGCATAATTTTCTGGTGTAAACCCGTCAGTTGAAAATCTGATCCAGCTGCAATCTCTAGACAATGATGCCCAATCTAAACTAGCGCGACCTAATCCTGATGAAATTATACCGATATTCAAACCATATTCTTGCTTGATTTGATGAACTATCTGCTCAACATCAGGATGAAGTAATGGTTCTCCGCCCGAAAGAACTATTGATTGTAGTGAATCAAACTCTTCTAAGTAAGGTAAAACGTTCTTATCTAGTATTTCACGACTAAGTTTTGTTTTAGTTGGCCATTTCCAATGTTCACAACCTTTGCATTTACAAACGCAAAAGTCAGTGAGATCAAGCTGTAATGTCAATAGACATTGTTTATTGGATGATGTTATTCTATCAGCATGGTGTCTTACTTTTTCTTCGGCTGACAAACTCATGAAATGTCCCTCTGTATAAATTCCAAAGCGATATCGCAAACTTCTAATTTGCTAAAACTACCAGTATCAATAAGTACTGACGGAATCAATGTCGCATTATGCGCTTTTTCAAATGCTAATGTCAATGTATCATAATCATCTTTGCAATACTTACTATTTTTCTCTTGTAACCTACTAAGCATAATATCATAGCTGCATGTCAAAACAATCACTCTGACATTACACTTAGATAAAGCTGTATCTATCATTCTAAAGTGCTTGAAAGCTTTAATCTCATCTGCATGACGAATAACAGTACTGTATGCGTATTCAGACATGTGAAGTCTATCAAACAAAACATCATTCGTTGACAATTCTTTTGCAAACCACGAAATAGAACAGTTAACACCAAATGAAAAATCTGTCACTTGCGCATTAGCTGAGTCAACTAAATCAGGAAATGCTCGTCTGCAAGAAAATACTTTGAATTTATTACTCAATGATTCAACTAATGTAGTCTTGCCAGTGTTGTGAATTCCCTCGATTATCAAGAACATAGAAAACCTTTAGTGTATCATTTACCATAAATGTCGACAGGTTCACAAAAAAATACCGTGAACAAAGTCACGGCTTTTAGGCTACGACACTAAATCAATCTCTATAAAGTCTACAATATCAAAGGCGTCAGTCGCAATGCTATCGCTACTATCACTAAAAACTGTTTCAACAAAATTCAGATCTGCGTCATATCGTAAAACAGATTTATTTTTATTGTTGTAAGTCAATAATTTTGCATCTACAGATTCTTTTAGATGTGTAATTGCTGTTGCAATTTCATCAGAATCACCAACGTTCTCAAATGATGAATTCACTTTGATTAATTGTAATCCATCATTCAAATAAAAGTATCCATTAGAATGTTTAATCATACCCATATATCTACGAGGACTTTGACCAACTATAGCTTGATTTTCAAACGCTGTAAATGTAGAAAGTGACTCAAGCGTTCTGTAAATGTCATTACCTAAACCGCACACTAAAAATTCGTTGCTAGTAAAACCTTTGCATATAGCTGTCGGCATTAAACCATCTGTCATCTTTCCAAGAAAGTCACTAATCTTCTTGCTTGTGAAACCATCATTATCAAATCCTAATCTCTCAAGTTTCATATTCCACAAAGACTCAGTTATCCTCAAAACATACAAGTCAGTTGATGAACTATCATAATAAATCAGATAAGGTTTGTCACTCATGGTTATAGAAGTATTGTACTCATAAATGAAATTTAGTTCTTTATCAAATCTAATGACTCTACTATTTTTATAATCACACATAAATATGTTGTTTCCGTCAGTAGTTACACTTGAAGGAAACCTTAATCGTCCAGATTCACCGTAAATACCGTAAAACTCACCATCAAAAACTGCAGGCGCAACATTAGAATCCAATCTCTTAATCACGTGTCTGTTCACGCATTGCACTAAATACAACCTGTAATTACTGACATCAAAAAAGAATGCACCGATACCAGCAGCAGTTGATCTTAGATTGCCAAACAAGTCATATTCATAATTTGTAAAACTTCCAGTGGCAGTTATTAGTATGTCAACTCCCAAAATTGAATATTTCCATGCATCCTTTGTAGCACTCCATAATGGCCATGTTGGAGGAATCCAATCAAACTGACAACTTACAATACTACTAACTGAACTCCACGCTGATGCTGGCCTATTAAGAACTGAATTTCTAAATTCATTTCCACGATTTACGTTAGAGTCAACAATCAATATACTGTCTCTAAGGTTAAGACCATTCAGCACGGTCTGAGGAGTAGAGATATCTACATCAATCGTATCGCACTTAACAATGCAACCTTTGAAATACATATTGACTGCGTTACCAAGCGTGCTGCTAACTGTTATTTGATTGCTAACGATAAAATTAGTGTCGTAGAAATTGTAATTTCTAACTGTACCGGCGCCTTGAAGAATAATGTTACTAGCAGATAGTATTCCGCCAGTTAATGACCATGTATTTGAATATACTACTGCAGTTCCAGAGACTGTTAATACGTTCATTCTCCAGGGACCAAACGCGCTTAAGCTCCATGGTAATAATATTTTGTCTGCTAGGTATAATACTCTAGTTGGATCATCTCTCAGACCTCGACAATAATATGTTCCTGCCGGTGCACTAACAAAGTCCAGCCATCCCATAGGATTAGTTGGGTCATTTGGTAAATACGGAAGATTATCGGCTACAAAATTCACATAATATGCCATGACTATGCCACCTTCCAAACGACGTTACCTAAACCTGAATTACTGTCCCAATTTGTATAGTCAAACCATGAAGGTTCCGACGGTCCATAATGATATATAGTACTGACTTCATCATCACTTAATAAGTCTGAGAATATATACACATCAGAATACATACCACGAACTCTATTTAGTGCCTGTTTACTTCCAATTGACAATACAGCATTAGCTCCTCCTGTAGGATCTGCGCCATACGATCCATAATTAACAACTCCGCCGTCAATACTTAGTTCATAATTTCTTGTAGTTGAGTTTCTACGAAACATCAGCATGTGTTGCTGTGAATCACGCGGAAATATTAACCCAAAGACAGTTACTTGCGTTCCGCCGGCATCTTCATAATATATACTGATACTGCCAGTATTACTAACTAAAATACCATATAGCATATATTCTGCAGGCACATGAGTGTTATTTCCTGAACAATCTAACATAAAGCCACTAGATCCAATAACGTCATCCCATTTGTGCCAGATTATTATCGTCATGTCACCGGTAATTCTAACATCATTATTTGTTAAGCTTGACGTAACTATTCCATTACCACTAATCGGATCTAATTCTAACGAACCGTCACTAACTTGGTCATAACCAGAGAAACCAATCAGCTGCAGTCTATTAGCTGAACTATAGCCTTGATTAGCTGTGTTCGGTGAATATCCTGTCGAATGACCCTCTTCTGAAAATGGTGCCCAAAATTTCAAACTATGCGCACTCAAGATAGAATATATATCTCGCGGCATACCGACATAATTGACAGCTATATCAAATGTGTTATAGAAACATGTTGCAGGCGTATTACCTGAATCTATGTAAAATTCATCAACATAATTTAAGTTAGAATCAATTGCAATTAATGATTGTTCATCTGCATTATATACCAACAAATTATCATCAAACCCTTGCTTAAGACCGTATAGCGTCTTTGCTACATAGTTAGAATCACCAGTATTTCTAAATGAACTATTTGATTTTATTAATTGTATACCGGTATTCAAATATAAATAACCATTTGAGTGTTTTATCATACCAACATATGCATTCAATTGCTCACCGGCTATAGTCTTCTCTATAGCAGATGAAAATCCTGTCAAAGTCTCTGTCACGCTATAAATCGTCTTGTTGACTCCAGTAATCAAATATTCGTCTGCTGCAAATCCTTTGCAAATACTATTAGGCTGATAAATATATGCTCTTTGTTTCAGTCTCCTATAAAATCCCAAAATATCATCTAAATATTTCACACTTGCAAATGATGTAGTACATGTGCCAACTCCAATATACATGTCTCTACTATCAATTGGAAAATATCTAACTGTCGTAAAGTACAAGTGCTGATTGTCAGTGTCAAATACTATTGCGCAAGGTTTGCCTATCGATACAGTACTTAACTGTGCAACATAATGTAAGTTTCTGTCCAATTTAACAATTCTACTATTTTCATTGTCGCATATGTACACGCTATTGTCAAAGTCAACAGTTATACCATTTGGAAAGTTCAATCCTGTAGATCCAGAACCAATAGCTGCAAACGTACCGAAATATTTTTCATCATAGACAAACGGAGTCACTGTTGCATCTAATTGTTTAACTATGTGTCTGTTAGTTCTCATTGACGCAAACAATTTTCTGTACGTAATGCTTACCATGTTAATAGATACAAAAGCAACATTAGACCAACCTGAGTCACCCAGCATATTTCTTGATTTGACTCTGTAATAGTATACAGCTGTCTCAGTCACAGTATCGGTAATTAATACAAGTGGACCGGTATAAACATCAATTGCACTATCAAATGACGCGTCTTTGTCTCGTTGCAAAATGTAAATGTCTGCTTCTACAACTGTATCCCAAGAAGCAAGAACTTCTCCAACAAAACTACCTGCAACAGCTGTTAAGTTTGTCGGTATAGTAGGTCCTGAAACAACAACTGATGCAGGCGGTGACCAACTTGAATCACCTAGAATGTTTCGTGCCTTAACACGATAGTAATAAGTTGTAGCCTCTGTAACTGCATCTACAAACAAAGCTGTTGCACCTGTATAGACTGTTGTCAATTCAATTGTAAATAAGTTATCTTTTGCTCGTTGTAATACGTAGTCATCAGCTCCGGCTAAAATATCCCACGACGTATCAATTTCACCCAACAGTACACCATTAACAGCTGCTAATCCCGTAGGAGGTGTAGGCCCTGAAACTATTGCTGTTGCAGTAACTGACCACGATGATTCTAAAGAAATCGTTGTAACTCTTGCTTTTACTCTATAGTAATATGTATCAGCAACAGTTACGCTATCCAAGAATGATATTAATGGTCCGACATATCTAGTTAATGGAGATGAAAAACCAGAATCAGTGTCTCGTTCTAAGACATATTCATCTGATCCAACAGAAACATTCCAATCAACTTGCACAGTCGCACTTACGTCCACTTGAGACGCTGTCAAATTAAGCGGTATTGGAACTGAATAACTCTCAGTGTAATAACTAAATGGTGAAGATGCATTAGTATATGCAACTTCAACCAGTTCAGTATCAGAAAAATTAGATATACTGTCACCTCTAGTAGCTGACCAGTCGAGTATAGTAACTTCCGGATCATCTACTTTAACGTGTTCATACTTCAATAGCTTCAACGTCTTTGGTAACGAATCTGACAAAACCAATAAACGTACTGCGTCAAGTTCATTAACATGAATACTAACACTACTTACATCTGTCCACCTTTGTCTAACAAAATGAACAATTGGATCTTCGTCAATACTTGGTTCTATTTCAAGTAATGTTAATGTTTTGCTAGTACTGATGTACCATACCCAGAATCTATCAGTGTAAAGTTCTCCAGAATTTTGAAGTGCTGATGATATTGTGAAACTAAACAATGGCAGTTTGATAACGTACACTTTGTCATTATAGTATTCTTTTATCAATAACTTACCATACGATTGCATAACGGTCCACAATGAATTCTTTACTACAATTCCTTGCGGTATAGTCTCAGTACCATACCCGTTTACAAAAAGTTCTTGTTTATCAGTTATTGGTACAGCCATAGTTCTACTCGTTATCTGTCAAGTTTAGATGTAGTTTACAAATTTCAATTTAGAATTGGCGCATTTGAAATCTTCGAGGGTAATCTAAACCTAACATATATGCCACGCTCATGTTAAGTGTCTCAGATGCCTTAGATAGATTGCATAGGGCAGTGAAAGTATCTTCTGCCACAATGGGATCTTTTAGTACTTGAATCTTAAGCTGTGAAGTTAGATACTCTTGTCGTGCGATCAAAGCAACAATGTCTTCTGTGGTAGTCATTGTATTCTCCTTAAACAAAGAGTGAATAAGTATAAGTCAAAGTCAAGTTCTTGGTTGCATCTGCTGCTGCAAAGATGAACACACCATTCGATCCAAAGGAGTATTCACCTGTACCTGGTGTAAGTACCGCTATACGCCATACGGGACCAAAAGCATAACCTCCATTAAGGAAGTCGATTGGTGTATTGGCTATAGCATCTGCATAGGTTGCTGCCAATTTGATATGGGTGACATCCACGTTAATTGCATAATAGATACCCCCATCCACAAGAGGCGTCGGAAACATAAAAACAGAGTAGTTTGTTTCCGTGTGATACAACTTCACAGGTGTACCTGTCGCGATATTAAGCCCACAAGCAATAGTATCGTTTGGTAGATCGGATACTGACCATGTACTCGTAATTGTGGGTGTATACTCAGTATACGCTGTTACACCTTCCATTACTTTGACTACCATTGCGTCAGGATCAGTTGCCCGAAAATCTGGATCAGTTGTTTCCGTTACATGACATACAAAGGGGACAGAGGCAGGAACTGCGAAGGCTATGGCATCTGCGACATCCACGGGAACGTGATAATTCTTAGCTGCTACGCTGATCGTTTGCAGATTATCTTTGATCTTGTTTGGACCGTGAACCCAAGTGAAACGATCGCCCGATACAAACTGCTGATCCCAGGGTTTACCAGTTGCATTGTTGAAAGCAACACTAACTCCTTGCAATAATGCTGTCGCGCCTGTCTTTGGTATTGGACGATCCAATATATTGTCTTTAATCCAATTCGCACCATCCCAACCAAATGGAGTTACAATACCCAAAGCACTATTGTATTGTATGGCATTGAAGAAATTTATCGCTACCAAAATACCATTACCTAAATCGATAGTATTGTGAAGCATGTGAGTTATTACATGGGACGCACCTGTCGCACCTGTATACGCATTCCCTAAAAAAAATGACTCGGGTGACCATGCAACATAATATGAATTATACACAGCCACAGGGGTCGATCCTATAACATAAGTACATCCGTATACATAACCACTATCATTTTGGAAATTGAACATAAATACAGAGTCTGAGATTTGGGCGATAGAGACATAATACTGTAGATTCCCTAGACCGAAATTCCCAGTGTAAGTAGTAACAACAGTGCCGGAGTTAAGTCCTAAAACTGTTACATCATACACATTATAATTAGTCGCTGTTAAATCTACTATTTGATTTGTGCCTTTTCTAAGACAACCATTTCTGGCGTATGAAGTGCCACCAAAAGAACACCAACCTATACTATTCCCATCATTGGCTTCGTCCTGAAGTACCCATGCCTTTACTACATCGGTAAACCATTGATCGTGAGCACCACCGTTATAGTAGGCACCGTCTCTTATTACACGACCATTATAAGCTTCTAACTGTCCCGTAGCAATATGTACCATACCCGCAGTCATACCTTCAAGTTTCTGACCTGTACCCGTGATGTATTGAGTTGCTGTCAATGCGCCCAAATCAATCTTGCTAAGACCTGTAGTGTGACCTGACCACATATAAGTTGAAATTGGATCGTAAGCCAGATCATAGACATTATTATCAATGATACCCGTAACGGTTAAAAGGGATGGAGCTACTGTAGGTGTAGTAGTATCATACAAGTAGATTCCGTCGGATGTTGCAATGTAAACATCGGTACCTACTTTAATCATTCGGTATGCTTTAGTCCCTGTTGTTCCAAACTTACACAAGGCCTCGGATGTTTCGATAGTCCAAAAACGCCATCGGCATACATTCTGTAATTGAGTTGATCTACTCTTTTGGATTGTGTAGATGAAATCCCCAACTTGGATCTGATCCTCTATCATATTGTCATATCGAAATGGCCAAACCTCATCTTCTGCCCTCGCTCCATTTACCCCATAACCCTGATCACTCAAAGAATGCGCCTGCATCTTATTGTCTACGTCAACACCCATACTCAGTTGAGATAGAGGATACCCATTCCAAGTCCTATACTGATAAGCCCAAGGCTCCAATTCAAGTGAGAACCTGCCTGTATTCTGTCGGATAATAGTATGAGTGCCTGTACCTTGATCTGAAATCGTGATAGATAAACCACCCAGAGAAGTAGAAAGTTGGATGGTGGTTCCTGCCTGAATCACATAGTAATCCACACCAACAGAAATTCCAGTGGGAAGTGCCCCTCCTGAGTTAGTGAAACGAACAATGTCATCTAATGCAAAAGATTGGGCGATTGTAATTTCGTTTGTACCTGTATTTACTGCAGCAGGTAAAAATGTCTCATCCACAATATCAGAAGCGTCGCCTGTTTTTGTGATCCTCACGCGACCAATAATTGGATGTTTGTTTGTAGGTGTACCTGATAAAGCAACCGTTCCTTGTGAATTCGGTGGGTAAGCTGGATCACTAAAGACCTGAGCTATACGACTAGCAGGGTGCGTAAACACACGAGAAATAGCAGGACCAAAATCGGATGGGATAGAATATCCAATAGTCATTGCCATGTCATAAGGATCAGCCTCTCGAACTGGTAATCCAAAAACGAATATCCCAAGTGGACCCACCAACTGTGTTGTAGTATAATTATCCACCCACTTTTGGCCGTAGCATGGACCTGACCATTCAATAGCCGAAGAATTGGCTAATCGCCATATATGTCGCATTACCTTATCTTTGTCAGTCGGAGGATTGAATGGACATAACCCTTGTACGCCTGCACCACTAAAAGCCCAATTGGATTTATAGAGTAGGTTTTGAGTAACCCTACGTTGAATGTAACGATTATCTGGAGAATTATAACCCCCAGCTACAAAACTATAAAATACAGTGTATTTAACAAAAAGATACTGGTTAGTTTGTTGTGTGATTGGGGTAGATAATTCAATAAAAGATGCATACTCGTAAGGATGAGCTTCAGTTACATTATGACTAGAGCCAATAATTTTTATTGTACGTGGCGATATAGGAGTAGCAAATAAATACTGGGCTACTGCAGTATTGACTATTTTGTCAAGAGTTGGTTCTAAATATCCCACCCTGCCATTAGTTAAGGTGTTGATACGCCGGTATGGCGCGTATCGTTGGCGAAGATCACCAACAGGGGCAGTGTCACCGGAGAGATGAATCGACCTATAGTGTTGTTGATTGCCACCCGGTGGTATAAATACATAGGGTCCTTGCCAACCACCAAGAGCCAGTATCATTTGATCGGTAGAAGTATTCCATTGGGAACCCTCAGCCACAACTTTATCATTTTCAATTAGCTTCCACTCATACAAACCTTTGTTCTTGAACATAGCTACTCCTATGTATTTACGAGAGTCATTGTGGCGTTGTATCCAGCACCTACTTGGAATGCAGGTATAGTATCCTGTTCAAAGTCTCGCGATTCTTCGTACTCGAAAGTCTTGGTAAGTTGTCCCACAGATCCCATACCTACTTGGAATGCAGGTATAGTATCCTGTTCGAAATCCCGTGTCTCTTCATACTCTAATGTCTTAACGATTTGTCCGAACTTTGCGCCGGAAGATGTAAAAGTAACAGGTTCCGTAATGATTTGTGCATTCTCTGTATTGTCAACAGTTTCCTGATACTCAAAAGGATCATATATAAAAACTTGCTTGTACCCAAAAGAGGGTGTAAAATATTCCCCACCCATTAATGGTGTAAAACACCGCACTCGAATATATTTCAAACCGAGGGAACCTGTCCATTGACGCCAGCGTCCATACGAGTCGTTACTATTAATGGTAACTGAGTCTTCAGTTACAAAAGTAGACCCGCTAAGATGCCCGATTTCTATTGTGTATGGATACTTAAGATATTGAAGATAACTTCCAATTATGTATGGAATATAAATGAAAGGTTCATAGGCACTAATTACATATTGGAAGCTAAGTCCTGTTACACTCAATGGAAACAATTCGACATCAACTATCGCCTGAGATGAGGAATCTCCAGCACCGACATTAAATTCTATTGATGCTTGAGGGTCACGATTCAAATGAATGGTATTAGGATCTTGAATATACGTATTTGGAACATATCTCCAAGATAATTCATCTGATGTATTAAAAATTCTAAGATATACTGTACTATCTTTCTTATATTGAAGATAAATTTTGTCTAAAACTTGATCATAAAATGCAGTAGGCTGTTCACCGGTGTTTACAATATATTCTTGATTAGTCCACTGCCATACTGATGCAACTAATTCCTGTTTTTGAGTATATATATAGTAGCCAGTTTTTTCAACTTCTTCTAATCGAGTTATCGCAGAACTACCTGTATAAACATACGCAAGAACTATAGCTGATGCAATCGTCGTCATATCCCAAGACACGTCTGTATGTATCGTACCTGAAGAATCAACATACACGATAGTAAATGAATCAGCAGTTATTGGTAATGAAACAGCACTCCATGAAATAGCAATTTCGTTTAATGTGCCGTTACCTGCTTCAACATTTATAGTAAATGGCACTGTAAACGTTACTCGTGAATTGCTCGTCCTACCAGATGCAAATTGCTTTGTGTAAAACGCAAATTTTTGTCCAGTAGGTTTAATAACCAATGACGGATGACTAACAGATCTTCCATCATCAGTTTCAACAGTGAGTTTAGTTGTTATCTTGTCCATATCATAGGTCTAAATATAAACTGACATTCATTTTAGAGTACTCACTGTACCAGCAATAATGTCAATTGTTAAAATGTTCGCGTTTTAAGTCTTACCATATATTCAGGACTCATTAATTCACATATTTGACTAGCTAATTCATCATTCACTTTAATCATTTTTCCAAGCAAATCAAATAGTGATACGTCATCAATTACGTCATTTAACGCTTGTAACTCTATTTGATTTGTCAAATAGCGTTGTCTAGCAACTAATGCAACAATGTTTTGCTTGTCCATTTTTATCTCCTACGAAAATAGTGTGTAAGTATACGTTAACGTCAAATTCTTAGTTGCATCAGCTGTTGCAAAAACAAACACTCCATTTACACTGGCATAATATGTCCCAGTAGTCGGTTCTACAACTACAACTCTAACAGTTCCAGAAGTATTAGCAGCTGACAAATCTATTGCAGTAGTTGCTAGTGCGTCTGCATATGATGCTGCAAATTTTATGTGCGTCGAATCATCTCTAATTGCATAAAAAATTGCTTCACCTTTCATTTGAATTGAATGACTAGAAAACGGAGCATAAGACGGAAAGTTACCGGTAGTAGTTAATACGATCGCAGTACCTGTTGCTATATCTTGAGCAATTGTAACTTTATCATTTGGCAAATCCCAACCAGTTATTGCAACGCCTACAGGCAAAGTATATAAAGTGTATTGAGTCACTCCTTCATAAACATCAGTCAGATAATCCAAAATATCCATATCTCTAAAATCTGGATTACTCTTTTCTTCAATGTTAAATTCGTAGGGCACAGACGCCGGAATAGTTATTGCTTTATTCTCGTGAACTTGAGCATCTCCATAATAAAATCTAGCTTGTGCTTGCATAGTCTGCAAATTATCTTTTATCTTAACTGGTGCATACACAAAAGTAAATCTTTCACCTAGCACAAATTGTTGATCCCAAGTTTTTCCAGTAGCATTATTAAAACTAAGAATTATACCATCAAGAATTGTCTCTGTTGCTGTTTTTGGCATGTATTTTTCACCTGAATTATCTAGAACCCAATTTGCACCATTCCAACCATAAGTCGCACGAAGAGCTCCCTGATACTCAATAGGAGTAAGTACCCCGTCACCCAAAGCCTGACCTATACATAAACCACTGTCATTTACAGCCACAACATTTTTAGAAAGCGAATATTCCCAAGGTGTTGCATATAAAAACCCAGCGTATGCTGGGTCCACGTCAGTAGGGTCAGTCCAGACTCCTTGACCTACTCTATAAACAGCTAAAGCAGTGCGCGCTCCTGAATAATATTGAACACTGTGCTGAAACATAAACGCATCTTTGTTTAGACTTACCATAGGTCCATAAGTAGAAGCATTATTATTTGAAAATGCGTATGTTTCAGTAACTGTATTACTTCCTGTTCCTTTTCCTGTTACCATAACATTATACAAAGTAACCCAACTTCGACCACTACCCACAACTTGACTTGTTCCCTTTCGAATAGCTCCTCGTGAACAAGTTCCCCACTTATACCAACCTACACCGTCATCCATAACCCACATAGATTTACTATTTCTACCTGCTCTAAATATTCTACTATTATATGCTTCAAGTTCACCTGCTACGATATTTACATCATCTGTCAGCATACCATCTAATTGCTCGCCTGTACCACTCAAATATTGTGTAGCTGTTAAAGCACCAACATCAATTTTAGATAAACCCGTTGCATGGCCTGTCCACAAATATCCAGTAATTGAATCATAAACCATATCAGTTATAGCCGTACCAATCATACCTGTAATGGAAAGTAATACAGGAGCCACAGCTGGAGTAGATGTATCATACTTGTATATGCCGTCATTTGATGCAATGTACATGTAAGTACCATCATTTTCAACACGAACAATATCGGTCGATGCGTTGCCAAACTTACACAATGCTTCTGACGTTTCGATGCTATTAAATAGCCATTTACACATTTGCATTAAGTTTGTTACAGCGCTTCGCTGCACTGTGTATAAATAATTTCCAATACGAGCAACACCTCGAACCATTGATCCTACATTTGCTGTTCCGCCCTCACCAGTATCATAAAGTGAGTATACATTGTGTGGCATGATATTGTTGTCTATATCAATTCCCATAGAAATCTGCAAAATACGAGAAGATGTATAAGATCTACCAGAACGTATCCCATTTATCCAGGGTTCTAATTCTATTTGAAATTTTGCAGTATTCATTCGATAAATAGTATGTATGCCTGTGCCTTGATCAGAAATTGTTATAGATAATCCACCAAATGAAGTCGACAACTTAACTGTCGTGCCAGCCTGAATCACATAATAATCTATACCAACAGATATACCAGTAGGAAGCGCTCCTCCTGAATTAGTAAATCTAACAATATCATTCATGGCAAAAGACTGTGTTATAGTAATTTCATTTGTTCCGACATTTACTGCTGCAGGTAAAAATGTTTCATCAACAATGTCAGATGCATCGCCAGTACGCGTGATCTTGACTCTAGCTATGATAGCCCATTTGTTCGTAGGAGTACCACTGGGAACAATAGTACCGTTAGATGATGCAGGGTTTGCAGGGTCACTAAATATTTGGTTAATGTTTGCACTTGGATGAACAAAAACTCTAGAAATACTTGGCGCAAGAGCAGACATTGGTGAATAGCCATACGTTACCCAGTCCCACCAACCAGAAGAGCTATTTAATTCCAATGCGTTTGAAAATGTTATAGCACCGATAGGGCCAACGACATCACCAACTGCAAACGATTTTGATATTTTTCTAGAATACTGTGATCCAGAATTAGGACTAACAAAATCTGATCCACTATAAATTGAACCTGTTCCAGTGTTACCTGTTCTGCGCATTACTTTATCAATATCTGACGGTGGCACAAACTGTGTAATATTCCATTTGAAATAAGTAGCATGACCAAACATTAACGCTGTTCCGCCGACTATGCCATTATTCATGCCCCATTCTACATATCTATTGTCTGGAACATTAACACCGCCACTAGAATAACTGAAATACATAGTGTACTTAACATAAAGATACTGGTTTGTTTGTTGTGTTATCGGCACAGACAACTCAATAAACGAATAGAAATTATCAGTAGATCCAATGCCTATAACATTAACAGTTCGTGGAGCTACAGGCGGCACAAAATTGTATCCAACATAACAATTCTTTAGCACTGCACTTGAAGTAACAGCAATTGCACCCGACTGAACTAAAATATTAAAACTATTTGACATTCGTGCAGTACGATAGTCTGCTGATGGATTCGGTGTAGAATCTGACAATTGAATACTAAAAGAAAAATTTGATGGACTGTTATTAGTACACATTAATGTTAAAGCAAAGTCACTTACAACATTCCATTGTTCGCCTTTTTTAACTATTTGCTGTGTGCTAGCATCTCGTAATTCCCACTCATATAGACCCTTTAACTTAACCATGAAAAACTCCTTAGGCCAAAATATAGACTGGCTATAGCTAGTGAGCTGCTTGTTGACTCATAATGCTAAAAGAAAGATGTCAGCATCTTTCAGAACTATACGTTAACTATAGTAATTGTATTCCTAAATCCAGCACCTGCTAATAATTCAAAACTATCTTGCTCAAAATCTTTAGTCTCTTCATATTCAAGTACTTTAGTAAGTAGACTTCGCATGCCTGAAGCAGCCATTGTATCAAATGAATCTTGCTCGAAATCTTTTGTTTCTTCATATTCAAGTACTTTATTTACCAAACTATTTCTTGCAGCTGAACATGACGAGCTAAAATATGTTTCTATAACGTCATCACGAATATTGGTCGGATCAATACTAGAATACAAATCAAATGGAGCAAATATGTCTAATACTATTCGTAATTCTGGTGGTGTATAATAAGCTGACGAAAATATAGTACTGTAAACTTTCAAGCCGATATATTTTCTACCAAATGATAATTGCCAATGATACCAGCGTGAATCATGTATTGACGTGTTATTACTTTGAATTTCAATTGAATCTTCTAGTACATAGTTACTACCTACTAATTTATAAACTTCCACCCAATATGGTAATCTAAGATATTGCGTATAGCTACCAGTAACAAACGGCATAAAAATATGTGGTTCATATAGACTTGAAATTGTATTGTATGGGAAACTAAGTGCAGAACCACCTGTCATAGAAAACAATTCAATATCGCTAATAGGCATTGTAGATGCATTTCCGGCGCTAGCTGTCAAATTCAAGCTGTTTTGTGGATCTCGATTCAAATGAATGATATCAGGCGCTTGAATATATACATTTGGAATGTATCTAAAAGATTGTTCATCTATAGTATCAAATATTCTCAAATATACAGTGCTGTCCTTCTTATATTTAAGATAAATTTTGTCAGCACTTTCATCATAAAATGCACTGGGTTGTTCTCCAGTATTAACTAGATATTCTTCATTTGACCACACCCATGTTGATCCGACTAATTCTTGCATTTGAGAATATATGTAGTATCCTGTCTTTTCAACTTGTTCTAATCTAGTTATCTCAGAATTACCGACATAAACATATGCAAGTACTATAGCTGATGCAATAATAGTCATATCCCAGGATAACACTGCATGAACTGCGCCCATAGAATCAATGTATACTAGCATGAAAGAATTAGCTGTTGCAGCAAATGAAACACCACTCCATGATACTGAATTACCGTTCAATGACCCTGCGCCTGCTTCAACATTTATAGTAAACGGTGCAGTAAATGTTACTTGAGAATTGCTTGTCCTACCAGATGCAAATTGCTTTGTGTAAAATGCAAATCGTTGTCCAGAAGGCTTAACAACTATTGACGGATCACTGACTGGTCGACTATCATCTGTCTCAACTGTAAGTTTAGTAGTTATTTTTTGCATTTTTAACCCAAGAAATCTACAATGTCATAAGCATCATCTGCAATCCCTGTGCCAGTGTCAATGTACACATCTGAAACAAAATTCAAATTTTGATCGTATGTCATTATTTTTTGTTTGTCAGCGTTATAAATCAATAAATCACCATTATGATCTACTTTCAGTCCTCTAATTGTCTTAGCAATCTTATTTGAATCGCTGACATTTTCATAATTAGAATTTACTCTTAATATTCGCTCACCGTCATTAATATAGATATCTTCATTGACATAATGATAAACTACACCATAGTATTTCTTTAATTCTTCGCCCTCAATTGGTCTAACTACAAACTGAGAAAATCCTGTCGACTCTAATGTTTCGCAAAGACCTAACATAGAACCGGTAACAAACAAGCTATTACCACTAAAACCTCGACAAATACTTGTCGGCTTGTCAACTAATTGTCCTATCGCGTGTAAATCACCACTTACATCAAGACTACTAAAATCCCATGAATTAATCTTTTCAATCTTAGTCATATTATCTTTCACGCCTACAAAATACAGATAACTATTAAGCGCTACTTGATATGGTTGACCAATGGTGTCAGCTGTACTACGTTCAGCTACATATGACAAATTACTATCCAATTTCAATATTCTTTTATTTACAGTATCACATACAAATATGCCATCTATAGTTTCAACTATACCGTTTGGAAATTTCATCGTTGAATTGTTTGAACCTGATTCACCATATAGACCAAATTCTTTACCAGTATATGTTGCAGGCAAACTGCCAACATTTAATTCCTTAATCACATGCCGATTAGTACGCTGAACAACGCATATTTTCCAATTAGCAACAATATAGTTAACTTTAGTTTCTGTGTCTGAAAATGCTCCCTGAGTAGCAGTTAACGATACAGTATATGTGCCAGCATTACTATAACCATTGACGGGATTTTGATCAGTCGACGTATTACCATTACCAAAATCCCAAAACCAACTCGTAGGAGTACCCATAGACAAATCAGTAAACGATACAGCTAACGGAACAGACCCGCTAATAGGTGCTGCTGTAAAGTCAGCAACCATGTTTACAGTTATGTAATTTACTTTTGTTTCAGTATCTGACCCGTAGCCGTTAGTAGCGATCAGCGTGACTGTATACGTTCCCGCTACTGTATAGATATGAGTAGGATTTTGAGTAGTAGCATGAGTCGATCCATCACCGAAATCCCAGTTCCATGACGTAGGGGTACCTGTAGAGGTGTCTGTAAAAGTAACAAGTGAACCAGCATTAACTGTAGTTAGATCGGCAGAAAAATCAGCAGTGACACTAACCACCTGTATTACTGTGCTGGACTGTGAGTAATACGGACCAGCGAACACTCTTAAATAAACAGTATAGTTTCCACTGTTTGTATACGTATGTGATGGACTATACGCGGTGCTAGTTCCCCCATCCCCAAAATCCCAGTGGACTTCTGTTATAGGACCCACCGAATTATTAGTGAAATTTACCGTTAAAGGGGCGGATCCTGTTGACACAGAAGCCGTAAATGCGACAGAAAAAGCAGGTTCAGAATCTCCTTCGTTTATTAAAATTGTTGCAGGATCAACTATAGGGTTAACAGCAAAACTAGGAAGGATAATTGTTTTTTGCGGACTTTCAGTTGCAAAATCCAATGAGTCAAAGACACCTGTAATGTCGTAAGAAGATAGCGTTTGATTATTAGATGCAAAATCTAAATCATCAAAGATACCTGTAATGTCGTAAGAAGATAGCGTTTGATTATTAGATGCAAAATCTAAATCATCAAAGATACCTGTAATATCATAGGAGGATAGCGTTTGATTATTAGATGCAAAATCTAAAACATCAAAGATACCTGTAATATCATAGGAAGTATAAGCTGCCATAATATTACTCCAAAGGCATCAATAAACCAACATTACCAGGTGAGGGATATAAATAAGGCATCACATCGCCAAAATATAAATAATTTACGCCATTAACTAATACTGTATCAACCAAACGTGTTAATGGCAAACCATTACAAACATATATATGATCGGGTGTTCCTATTACTTTGGCACCTGTTGCCATAGTGCTATTGAGACCATCTGCACATTCGCTAAAAACGTGTCGTTGAACCAAAAGTTTTTCATTATCAAGCTTACTAAGAGTATCTAATAATATATCAACATTGCTCCGACAAACAGATCTAATCCATCCTGTCTGGTTATGAAAAATTCTTTCACATGGTGTTGAACTTACGGTTCTTGGATATACTGAATAATAAGGCACCTGCATACATGAGGCACCGTTTCCAAGTATATATGGAGGGTTATTAGACGCGCCACAAAGTGTACAAAATCTGTGAGGATATGAACCGATTACAGCTCCTACAGGATAACTATATGTTAAAAAATCTACTACGATAGTAGTATTGTTATCTGACGTTTTACATAACACGTACTCAACTTGTGAGTGACCATCAAAGTCATAAATATAATAATATTTTCCTGGAGTAAAATTAGCGGCTTGCCCAGTTCCAAGTATAATGGTTACATCTCTACCTGCTGCGGGTGTATTTGCTACTATTCCAATTTTGCTAGGTGCTTCATAACCAGCGGTATTGTACGTCCAATCATCAATAGCAAAGCACGCACCATTTCCACCATAAGAACTTCCAATCAAGAACCAGTTACTATCTCCAGAAAAATACGCTGTTCCTGTAGTTGGCATACCTGAAGCAATCAAAATTGTGCCACCCCTAGACCAGGTACCTCTTGGTATATGATTAGTAGTATCCCACCATAAATGAGCAAAACATCTTGGAACTCCATATACTCCTGCCGAATTATCTATATTATATGGCCACCAAATCTCAACAAACTTAGTTGTATTATTGTTAAGAACAGGAGATAAAACATTACTATATACTTTGTATGGGCACGAATACAGATGTACAGTTGAAGATCCAGGCACACTTAATGCCACTGCATTTGTATCTGCTAACGAATCAATTAAAGTTAAATACAACTTTATTGTGCTATTATCTACAGCGCGTACATAATAAACCTGAGTTTTTATAAAACCTCCAACATAGGCATCAAGTACAACTTTCTGTCCAGTAAATAAACCATGAAGAGAAATTGTAATTGTATTCGTTGGGTTAGCAATAATAGCGACGGAAGGATCAAAAGTATCTACAATGGAAGTAGAACCATCTTCAATTGTGTACCACCCCGCTCCACCAGACACACTAGGTAGAGTAAGCCAATAATCAAGATAATGTAGATATCCTTCTGGATGTGTTTCTTGAAATCCTACTCCTGAATATGCAAACGACGCATAGTTTGACATAAAATTCTCCTTTATGGTAAATCTGCCACTGGTATTAATACAGCTACAACTGAACTACCTCCATACGAAATAATTTCCGCCACAACAAAATATTTGTAAGGTATACCACCTATTAAACGTGTGGATGCTACTACTGCTAGATTATTGGGGCTAGAAAAATACATGAGTCCTACAGGTAATTTCCCATATACTCGAGGATTACTTGTTATAACACCATCTGATCGAAAATGTTCAACTATAGCTGGTAGTTGAGCGTAATATCGATTTTCATCCTCAGGACTACCATATATCAAAACATCATCATTAACTACTAAATGACAGGTTGTGGATATTACTCCTGACTGAGGATAGAAAACTTTAGGCTCACCTACAACTGAAGAAATGTATGGAATAGTAGCGTACGAATAAAGTCCATTATATCCGACGGCCCCTCCTCCAGTAGCATTACAACAAGTACAAAACCTATGAGGATATGCTCCTAATATAGCTCCTGTGGGAAAGTTATATCCTATAGAAGCTACAGTTATTGTATCTGTACCTGTATTCCTGTCAGTAATATTAACATAATCAACCCAACTATGTCCATCAAAATCATAGATAAAGTACCGGTTACCAATAGTAAAATTAGCAGCCTCTCCAGTCCCTAGCTGTATGACTACGCTTGATCCAGCGGTGATGCCTGATTGTAAAGTTCCGGTTAATGCTGCTGATTCTACTAAAGGTGAAACTCCCGCCCATATACTCCAATGGAATACAAAGTAAGTATTAGTACTGAATTTTAGCGCAACGTTTATAAAACTTGTATTTCCGTTAAACCAATAGTTATTAAAGGTAGTTTTCTCACAATTAGGAGAATACTGTGCCCAAGTACCTATTGGTATGTGATTAGTTACATCCCACCACAAGCACTCTAATATATGCCAAGAATTTACATTCACACCTTCAGCAGTATTACAATATCCAATTTTTAGAAAGTTTGCAACTTGATTAACTGAAGGCGCAGCTACGTTACAATAAACCTTATATGGGCACGATACAACTGTCTGTATACCAGTCCCCGCTCCAGTAACATAAATAGCAGTACCTAACAAAGAATTAGCAAAAGTAGTGCATAAACCAAAGTCATCCGGACCTATACGATAAATCCAATACTCAGTATTAACGGCTAAACCTGTAGGGGCTGCACTAGAAGTAGTTAAGTATACTTGTTGTCCTGTTTTTAATCCATGACCCACAGAATGACAGGTAATATTTGATGGTCCTGGCGCAGGAATAGTATACACGTCTGATATAATCGTACTTTGGTCATCAATTAATGTCCAACCTGCTCCATGATTAGCGTATGAACGTCCTAACCAATCACAAAGTCTTTGACAAAAACCTTGTGGATCAATTGCAGAAAATCCGCGATTAGTGTAGCTACCTGCTTCATAACGTGACGCCATGTTTAACTCCTATAAATTATGAATTTTGGGCTTGAGTCAATACTGCGATAGTAGAGTCGCCACCTATAGTAAATTGAGTGTCTGAAGTATTATAGTATAAATAATTAATCCCTGACACTGCAAGAGGTGTTACAGCTTTCGTTAGTCCCACAACAGGCGCAACATATAAATCGCCTGTACCAACTTTACCATAAAATCTAAGACCGGATGTGTCTACTACCCCATCTCCACGAGCATACTCAGATAAAATTGGTATCTGTGCATAATAAAAACTTTGATCATCGGGACTACCACCGAGAGCAGACATGTATAAGTTTACACGACAGGATGGTCGGATTAGTCCTGTTTGGTTATGGAATACATTTGACGTAATTCCACTAGTAGAAGAAATATACGGTAGTACACTTCGATTATAGCTCATGTTATCACTATTAGTAGTTGACCCAGTTGTCACCACATTGGTACTCATTGAGTA